GTAAAATCTGCTAGTTTGTTTACACCCTTGGCACGATGTTCCCAAGGGAATTCACCTTGGCCATAACGTGTAAGATGGCTTTGTGTACAAGCACCACGTTCTTTGGCCAACTCAACAGTTGCTTCTGTTAGGAAGAATGCCTGATGTTCCATCCAAGTCTTGACATCTTGCAGTGCTTCTGGTGTGCCATATTGATAACCACGTTTAGCGTGCCAGTAGGCCAAGTTAGTAACGCCAATGCCTAGTGGACTGATTTCATCATTGCTGAGTTTACTCTGTATGCTCAAGAAATCTTGGTAATCAAGTATATTACATAGACTACGCTGTAAGATACGACAAGCGCGGCGCATGTCCTCAGGATTACGGAACGCACCCCAGTTAATGGAGCCGAGAGTACATAGTGCAATACGCCCATTAGCATCATCAAGACGCTTGAAAGGACGAGTGGGTAATAGGATTTCACAGCATAAGTTTGACTGATAGATAGTGTGGTAGTCTGGATCAAATGGACCTTGGTTCATGACGTTGTCGATAAACACAAGATAGATACGTCCAGTATCAGTTCTCTCCTTTAAGATGCCACCTTTGAATACTTCTTCTGCACTTAGGACTTTTTTGCGAAGTCCTTTTTGCTTTTCGTATTTTTCATACAACTCTTCAAATAGTTTTGTGTCTTTATAGAATGCTTCATATAAGTCTGGCACTTCATTTGGATCAAAGAATGTTATGTTTTCTTTGTTACGGAATCTGCGCCAAAACATGGCATTAAGCACTACACCATAATCCATATGACGCACACGTGTTTCTTCTGTGCCTTGATTATTTTTGAGCACGATCAAATCATCAAATTGATGATGCCAAATAGGATAGAACACCGTGGCTGATGCATTACGGATACCCCCTTGTGAACATGAACGTAAATCACCAAACCATTTCTTAAGGAAGGGGATCATGCCTGTGTGCATAATTTCCCCGCCTCGTATAGGACTACCCAAAGGGCGCAAACGACCTATCTCTAGACCAATGCCTGCACGTTTGCTGGCATATTTGGCCATCATCTCACCTGATGCGAAAATACTGTCTAGATCATCGTCTGATTTGATCAACACACATGAACTGAACTGTTTTGTAGGGGTGCCTAGGCCAGCGAGGACTGGAGTAGCTAATGTAAACAAGCCATCGCTGGCGCAGGCGTAGTAATCTTTAATATATTTTAATCTTTGTAGTGGTAATTCATTATGGAACACTGTAGCGGCAGCGATCATGTAACGGATCTGTGGGGTTTCGTAGATCTGTTTTGTGCTACGATTACGCACAAGATATTTTTCAATTAACTGTTCAATGGCTGCATAACTATATTGTTCATCTTTTTCATGATCCAACATGTCATTCATCTTGTTCCACTCATCTTCTGTATACCAGTCAAAAAGTTCAGATGTATATAACCCTGTAGCTACATTTGTTTTGACGATTTCATACAAGTGCGGAACATTATAATCACCATAGACATCTTTACGCAACATACTTAGACGCTGTTTACCTGCTACATATTGATAGTTTGTGTGTCCGATATCTGGATTGTGTTCTACATCGATCAAGTCAACGATAGCACGGAGTGTGATTTCGTCAATTTCACGTGTGCTGATACCATCATAAAAATGTGGTTGTGCTTTGATTTCTATCATACTCTGACTGACGTCAGCTATACCTGCACATACTTTGCTTACTTGAGCTTGCCACTTGGTTAAATCTAGTGGAACGACTTGCCCACTGCGTTTTTTGACTTGAATGTTACTCACTTGATGCCTCTTTGTTTAATATTTTTCTAATGCTAAATCTATGCTTGAATATTGATACAGTAATTGCAACTGCATTTTCTCTACTTCATCTGTATTTACTATCGCAAACGGATAGAAATTAAGAATATATTTTCCATCAGCTAGCCAAACCACTGTATAGCGATCTTTAGTATCATAATCATAATATACTCTTATTTCTGGTGCTAAATTTTTATGGCTGGTAAAGTATATAGTATATACTATTCCTAAGGCTTTTGCAACGTCACACCAATAGTTTTCGGCTAATAATGCCCATGGATCTGGCCATTCTTTTGGATTATCTGGACTTAAATTATAATTGACCCATGGTGCAGTGCTCCAAAACTGATTAACCTGTTTGACTGCGTCATCGAATGATAAATTATCTAAATCGCGGCGAAAATCCTTCCACTGCGCCAGTCTATCATTAACTCGCAGATTCCAAAAATTTTCGTACATATTATGCGTTTGCTATAGTGTAAGTTACGTTAGCTGTTAAGTTAGCATAGGTACTGACATAGGTCAATTGACCAACATTACTGTAGGTAGTAAATCCTAAGATAACACCAAGATTAGCTGTTTCATCATACTCATCATCATAGGTAACAGTACCAGACAAATTCGTTGCTTTGATAACACCAATTCTAGCATTGGTACCTCTGACGATATTGTAATAAACTCTGGTAGTAGATGATGGATTTACTGTAATTCCGACATTAGCAGGTGATGCTATATTGTCAGACAGCATTACAACAGTTGGAGCAAGTGATGCGATTTCAGACTGTATAGTAATGACATTAGACTGTAAGTTAGCAACATTAGCTTCTAATTGTTGTACTTGGACTTCTAATGCGCCATTACTATAAGCAGTGAGGATCTCAGTGACACCAGGAGTAGGTGCACCTTCGGCGATAGTGCCATTACCAATGTATAATTGTCGTGTGTCTACTGACCAACCTAGTTCACCGCTGTCTAGAGCTGGAAGGTTTTCGTTTAAACCTCTACGTACTTGGATTTTAGATATTTGGATTACAGCCATGCTTGCACCTTAACTTAATATCTAGTATTTATGCAAGTTTATAATACTGCTCGACTCTATCGAACCAACGATCCATCCAGATCGTCCACTCATTACCACTCAATGTCCAAGTTTGGAATTCGGGTTTGGCGAAACCTCCCTCTGTTAGTATTTTAGGTGCTACAGCCATCAAGATCACACCCTGTTTGATATCAGTACCATGCACTTCATTATGAGCGGCAGCATAGGCGCATAATTGAAGGAAATAGTCTTCAATCCACTCCTTTTTCTTGGGTTTATTGGTCTGTTTGTAGTCTAAAATCGCCGGCTGGCCTTTGTATAGACCACAAGCATCAGTAGTACCTGCATACAGGCCCGGAACATATAGTGGCACTTCTATACCCCATATTTCGTCTACGTGCACCAAGCCATTTTCAACGATCTGCTGTGCCATAGCATAGCTCTGTTGGCTGTTGGGGTTAGTGCCAGGTGTGCCCATTTCGCGATCATTACGCACATAGTCTTCTAACCATTTGTGCATTCTAGTGCCTCGGCTGGCTGCTTCTGTGGTGATAGCTTGTGCTTGTTGGGTACCTACACGTTTCTTCCAATTTTCAAGAGCATCACGCTTTTCTTGTGGTTTGGTTCGATCAAGTATAGTTGTAACACTAGGAACACGTGATCCGTCTGGTAATGTGTATAATCGTTTACCTTCAACTGATTCACGGGAGATAGGGGTATAGTCGTATTTTTGTATAAGCATAGTTAATTATTATAATAGTAACACATAGTAAAAGTCAAGTAAATACTTTATGGCTTTATTCAATACCAATGATTATAATGTTTATCTAGACATTCCCGATGATGTAAAATTTACATTTTACCATCTGTCCCAAGGTAACATCTTAGACATAGACAAATATCTATCTGGCATTTACCAATCATCACCCAAAGATTCAATGATAATCTTATGGGGTGCTTGTAATCGATTGATTACTAACGATCAACGATTTGAGACTATCAACCAATATTACAAGAATAATCCTAATCCATTAATAGTATTTAACGGTGCACATACTACAGCAGAGTTTGATTTTCCATATAAAGAAGTCTGCTTGTTTCCATACATCGTGAAATCATATCATGTCAATGTTGATCAGCCGTTGTTAGACAAAGCGAAGAAATTCTTATTTGCCAGCAGTAAAGACTACCCAGCCAGACGATACTTATTAAACGCACTCTATGAAAACGATCTATTTAATCAAGGATTTATCAGCTACAAGTGTTTGGTCACTGATCCCACATGTGATGGACTGCCGATGGATCTCAACCAACAGGTACAAGATCTATTACCTTTAAAAGGATTTGACAACACAGTGGAGTTTTATCAAATCCCTAGAGCTGTACATGATCACAGTTATCTTTCTATTGTTACAGAAACTTATTTTACTGGACCTGTGTATCTTTCAGAAAAAGTTTTTAATGCCGTAGCTAAACATCAATTGTTTATATATCTAGGACCTGCATACAGTCTTAAACAGTTACAGAACATGGGTTATAAAACCTTTGGGCATGTCATCGATGAAAGTTATGATGATATCGAGGATCCCTCTGATAGATTAGCAGCAGTTTCAAAGGCTATGATTGAGTTTTTATCTCAACCTATTGAACAAATTAAAAAAATCTATTGGGAAAATCTAGATATTATCACTCATAATAGAAAACTATTGTATCAAAGTGAAATTAACAGAGAAATAGTTAGTGCTATACAGTCAGCTATTCAGTGATGTGATCTTGCTTGATTTCTCTAACAGGATCGTCAAGTGATTCTGCTAGAGCATTTTTAAGTTCGACTCGCTTAAATCCTACATCACGTATATGCAACGCTCTACGACCAATTTCATCTAAAGGTAAATCGTCTATACGACATTTTTTGAAATCATCTTCAAGATTCCATACATATTCGTGATGATCGATTAATTCTACTAATTTGGGATTATTAGGGTCAAGATCAAGTTCAACAATCTGTGCTGTATAGAATTCTAATTCATCTCGATTAGCACCATTGGTTTTTCTGTATTTGACTACAGCGATGGCATATCTATCTACTATTTCAATTACGGGAAATTTCATTTATCTTTTTAGCTGCCCACTTGGTCCAATTACGATCCATAATTAAATTATGATTATAATCAACTGTTTCTTTAACAGCATCTAATATCGACTGTTGATCTTGATTGCAAAGATATTTAACCTGATCAAAAGCCGCCGACCATCTATCTGAAGAATTGGTCAAAGTGTCATAGCTTTCGTTGATCACTGATCCAAAAGTTTTAAATCCCAAGTTTCTTAGATTGTGTAAAAACTTATATCCGCTAAACACTACAAACAGTCGTCGAGCTATCAAAGGTTTAGCTGTTTTTTCTGTAAAGAAACTGCTGGAATCTAAATAGACAGTTTCTGCTATCATGCTATAAGCTGTTTGATTATAGATGTCTAGGGGTATGATCTGACTGAGCTTGGCTTTAACACCATTGTACATGACCATAGTGGCAGTATCTGTGTAATTAGGATCTAGTAATTCTGTACCTGGCTCAAATATAAAAGATTTTTTAATGCCGTAGTTTAATAGGATTTTATCCTGGAGATCATGCTGGACGATAGAATCAGCTATGTAATCTCTATGGGGTTTTTTATAACCTAATAGTGCGTCAAAATATTTAGGTTTAGCTGTAGAAAAATTTAATTCGTTTAGTTTTTCAGGAAGTTGTTTATAAACCGCTGATGTTGTTTTAAACCAATCCGCCCATGTCAACACTGTTGATTTAATATTACTAGCACCAGGTACTAACCAATAGACATTATCATGCGTATCTTCATGTATGATCTCGTCTACATTACCCCATAGTTCAGATAAGAAAACAAAAACTTTGTCGCTAGCCTTGCTTAGGATATCAAGCTGTTGTTTGTATGTAGGAGATAAAAATGATTCCCAAGCTGGTATAGTCAATGCTATTTTGTTTTTATCTGCAGAATTTATATATTCAGTTAGATCATGGCAGATAGTGCTTGGATCTAAATGTGGCACCCACTCTAAATCAAGTACATCAACATCAGTGTAGAGTAAAGCCATTAAACTGTAAAACTTTCGCCACAGCCACAGCGTGCTCGTTCATTGGGATTGATAAACTCAAAACCTTCATTGAGTCCTTTCTTTTGGTAATCTATTTCCATACCCTGTAGGTATACTAGATCTTTTTTATTGATAATAAGGGTAATACCTCTATCCTCTATTTCAAGATCACCTGGAAAAGTTTTATCAGCAAATTCTAATAGATAAGCAAAGCCGCTACAACCACTGGTACGCACACCAATGCGCATGCCAATACCACGACCGCGATTATACAATGCATCTTGCATCTTCTTTGCGGCTGTAGCAGTCAAGGATATCATATCCATTATTTAAACTTACCTATTTTCTTTTTTTGTAATCTGTTAATGACTTTTTGCTTTTGCTCATCAGTCATGTCATACCATTCAAAGGCTTCTTCCTGTGTGCGGCCACAGCCCTTGCAGACTCCGCCTGGGAATTGACAAACACCTATGCAGGGACTTTCAATTTGTGACTGTTTCATGTTTCTTCCTATAATCTTCTATTGCGCTTTTAATAGCATCTTCTGCTAGGACGCTACAGTGGATCTTAACTGGGGGCAGTGCTAGTTCTTCTGCGATGTCTGAGTTTTTGATAGCTGTTGCTTGATCAAGAGTACGACCTTTAAGCAACTCCGTAACCAACGAACTGCTAGCAATAGCACTTCCACACCCATAAGTTTTAAACTTTGCATCTGTTATTATACCATCATGCACTTCAATTTGCAACTTCATTACATCACCGCAGGCCGGTGCTCCCACCATGCCTGTACCTACGTCTAGACTATTCTTGTCCAAACTACCTACGTTACGAGGATTTTCGTAGTGGTCTAGAACTTGAGCTGAATAAGCCATATAAATCTCCAATAGTATACTAAAATACTAAAGTATTTATTGTGTTATGTCAAGTGTTTTTGGTGATTTAGAAACCAGCAGCGCCGCGTTTTTTGGCTGCTGATTTAGCCATATTACTTACCGTGTCTACAGGTGCCTGTGTAGCATCACCGTTAGGGGTATTTGTGGTCGTTGCATCACTGTCAGCGTCTACACCAGTTGGTTGTAATTCTATATAATCTTTATTGTAACTTTTGATTATATTTTTAAGTGCTGGATTGTTTTCGTTAGCAGCTACAAGCGCATCATAATCAAAAGTCTTGTCTGTGTTAAGCACAAGATTGATCACGCTTTGTGTAGAAATTTTTGGGGGTGTATCTTGATCTTTGTAACGATTGCGAATAAGCTCCAGAGCCGTTATTAAATTTGACTCTGGAGTATTTGTTGGGCCATGAGTGAATTCATGTAAGCGCACGATTAACGCTTTTCGCGACCTAGCTCTTCTGAACCACCAACTGCTGCATCACTAGCGGCAAAACCATCTGTTTCATCTTGGTCAAAATCACTAGCACCTGGTGCTGGAGGTAATTCTGTATCACCACCACTTAGGTCATCGCCTGGTAAAGCCATTGGATTGTCAACTTGTTCGCCAGAAAGGATTCTAACACCTTTATCAACTCCTTCTCTAGCTTGTTGTAGATTAGTCATCAATGTTTCTAATGTACCACCTACAGCATTTTTAAAACCATCTGCTTGTTCTGAACCGATTTGATCACGGATCGAATCTAATAGTTGTGGTAATTGTTCATTTTGCATTTTACCAACTTTTTCGATAGCGTCTTGTACGCTGTCTACCATGTTCTTGGCGGCTAATAATACTTCTGCATTGCCAACTTCACCTTCATTTAATTGTGTACGTTGTTCATCTAACCAAGTGTTGATGCTTTCTTGTACAGCTAGCAATTCCATATAACGTGGATTTGTTTCTGCTGTGTGTAAGTTTACACTGTGGCGGATCTTGTCAAGGTTGGCTGAGATAGTTTCGCTTAGGCTTTCTGCTTTAGCAACAGTTAAGCTGTCAAAATTGATGGCAAAACCAAAACGGCTTTCCATTAATTTATTATATTTTTTGGCTGATTTAACCGCCATTTCTGAAAGTTTCATGGTCTGATTCCTATTTAGACTTTAATATATTTAGCCAGATTTAAAGATTTCGTTAATTCTTTTTTAGTCGTATCAATGCGTTGCATGACTTCTTGATAGCGTGTTGAGTAGTATTCTTCACCCCAACTGTCGCCTTTTGTTTGAGCCTGTTTATAGCGTTGTCTATATAATGCGGCGTCAAATTCCAAACGATTTAACAGACTGTCACTTTCTTTGATATCCTTGGCTAATTGTAATTTTTGCTTGTGTAGAGCTATGCAGTAAAATATGGCGTCTTTTCTGTTAAAAAAATCAAAAATCTGTTGATTTAAATACATAACTCGCCAACATTTATCATTGATTTTAACCACGCGATAACGACCTACTAGTATATCACTGCCTATCTGATAACAAAAAGGCAAATCTCCTTTGGTTTGTGCCAGATTAGATAATTCTGTTTGGGTAAAACGACGTATCTTTTCAACATCAAACTCAGCGGGTGCGTTTTTTGTAGTAGATTTTGCCGGCTTCATTGGTTCGAGATAATACGTCTTTAGTTGTTAGATTGTTAGCTAACATCTGTTCACGTTCATTGAGATGACTTTTTGGAATAGGGGTTTCACCGATAAAAAGTTCAAGAAGTTCTTGTTCTTCGTTGGTGATGGGTAATAATAATGAGTTTGTAAGTTCTACGATCTTCATGCAAGTATTTATTACTTGAACATGATGTGGGCTAATAAACCTAATAAGCCAGTTAGGACGACACTTAAGATGGTGACGATGATGCTGACAGACTGTTTGCCTCTGCCTTCTAATTTCTCGTCTAGACTTTCCTTGATGCCAACTAGGTAGCCTTCAAGTTTATCCATACGATGTTCTAGGTTAGATAGTTTAGTTTCCAAGTTACTGTACCTTACAGCACATATTTCAACGTGGGCTTCTAGACTCTGTTTCTCAATTTCTGATGGTGTCGACATCTCGCTTTCCTGTATGAGCGATGCTTATTGTCTGAGCCTTGATGTTGTGCCTTAATATGTGCCTTAATGAATGCCTATAGCATCTAATATATTTAGTTAGGCTTTCTCAGCATTAAAATATACGTTTTTCCAAGGACCACTGGTATAAAATATGGGTTGGTCTGGCTGTGCAGTTTCTGTGAGTCCTAATATTATTGGAGTTAGTTTAAAGTCGCTTTTTAGTAATCCATAAAGATCTGCACCACTTCTAAAAATTTCAGCATAGTCGACTGTAAATTTAAAAGTCCAAATACGATGTTTACCTGTGTAGTTGATACCAAAACTATAACCATGTATGTCAGTTATTGTATTTTCAGTTTCAAGTAAAGTTGGTTGTGTGCGAAGGCTGACAATCTGCAAAACTGTTTCCCAATTACGCTGTTGATTACGCTCAAGTTCGTGTTCAAGCGTAAAGGTTGTTTGGCCTGTTGGAGTTATGTCTACGAGAGTATAACCTTGATAAATGTATAGTTGATCGTTCACTAGGTATTTATAGCGAATAAAAAAGGCGTTATAAAAACGCCTTTTTTAAGTTTTGTTGCTTTCGCAAACTAATTAGATATTAGTATGTGAATGCTGCAACTGTTGTACCAGATACACCAGCACCAGTAGCTGCTGTGTTGCAATATGCTTGTAAGCTAGTTAAACCAGTTGAAGCTGAAGGAGCTGCACCTGAGATAGCAACACGGAAAGCGTTAGCACCACTGATAGTTGGGTCACCTAAAAGTTCGATAGAACCAACTTGCTCAATAGCTTTAACTAATAGATCATAGTTAGAACCAACAACGTATGGGTTAACACCAACGTTTCCTAATGTAACTGTGTAGTGTGTAAGTTGGCGACCAGTGATCGTTAAATTACCGTTATTGCCGTCTGTAGGTTGTGGATAACCGTTAGTACGTGCGATTGTTGTGTATGACATTTGTATTTCTCCTATAATTGTGCGCAGTGCGCATACTATTATTTAGCCAAAATACAAAAAGTTAAGTGACTAGTTTATTTGTTTAGGAAGTTGATGCGGCTAAATGCTAGTCGATCTACTAGTTTAACGGCACCACCATCGTGACCGATAGCGACAAAGCCTTCAGGAGCAGTTACACGGTATCCATCTGAGGTTTTTTGGAAAGTTCCAATGCCTTCAACTTGGCTTAGTTTGTGTAGAAGCATGTGTTTTAATTCGATCACACGTTTATAAGTAGCTAGTATACCAATAAGATTATTGCTGTTATCTGCTATCCATTGCTCTTTAGCTTTGATCTTAGCTAGACGTCCTTGGGCAGCACGTCCACTTGGACCGCCCGATAGTGTTTCAATATCTTTCATCATTTCTGCATTATAGTGTGCGATAAAATCTTTTAAAAATTTAGTAGGTTCTACAGCATGGCTGCCAGCACGTACCATCTTGTTGATAAATGGTTTGACCATCTTGGCAAACTCTTTGTCCTGCAGAATAATATCAAAACGTTGTTGGCCAATCTTGTCTATGGTCTTTTGTGTAGCACCCAGATATTTTTTGATCTTGGCATTTTCTGTAGGAGTTAAGCTGGCGATACCTGTATAGTCTTTGTATGTGGCATCATCAAACCATACATTCTTATTATGTTGGAATCCTGAGATGTTAACACCAAATTGTGCAGACATAGTGTCTATACTATCACCAGTGTAGGTAGTATGGAATATGATACCTAATTGTGCGGCTGCTATGCGTTCACCTAGATGACTGTTGACTGGCACAGCATAGGTAATAGTGTTGGGTGTAAACACATAACAGTCTTCATCATTGACTGATACTGTGTGTACATCACCTGGGGTAAACATCAAGTCACCTTGCACTATACCACCGATGCCCAATTTGGGCAAGTATTTTAATGATATGGCTAGTTTTTCTGCTAGTTCAGGTTTGTCACTGTAAAACTTTTCAATGTCTCTATTTGACTTACAGAGTTTAGGTGTACCTTTAGCAAATACTGATTTAGTACCTACGAAAAATTTACTGTCTGCTGGGTCGATACCACAGATGATAGCTGGGCTACCGTCCCACTTGACTGTTAATTTACTAGTAGTACCTGTGCCTTCTGCCAACATGTGGCGTAGGCTTTCGATGAAGTTAAGTGCTTCTACAGCACCAGCATAGCCAAGATTGAACACTAGATCTTCTAGGTGTTCTAAATGTACATTCTTGCTTTCTGTTAGCAAGAATCCTGGGGTCTGA